ATGGCTGACTACGCACTACAACTCAACACAGCAGTTGTTGGAACCGGTGACGGAACTTCAGGAACTCTCAAGGGTCTTGTAACTCTTGGCGTTGACACAACAAACGGCATCCCTGTTACATGGACTGAAACAACTCCATCTGCTCCAAACGGCGCAATTGCAATCGCTAAGGCGATTTCAAAGGTTGTTACAAACCGCTACAAGGCTGCTGAAGCAATCGTAATGCACCCTTCAATGTGGTACTGGTTTGCATCACAAGTTGACGGATCAAACCGCCCACTTGTTGTTCCAGTAACTGGCGCTTCACAGGCATTCAACGCTGCTGGCACAGTAACTAACCCAGGCGCTCCTGCTGGTCTAGTCGGAACAATCCAAGGCGTTCCAGTCTTTATCGATGCAACCATCACAAAGGCTTACGGCGCTTCAACAAACCAATCTCCAATTCTTGTCGGTAAGTTCTCAGATTCTTACCTATTCGAATCAGGCGTGAAGACTCGCGTACTTCCAGATGTCCTATCAGCTAACCTAACAGTTCGCTTCCAGGTCTACGGCTACGCAGCTCTAGCACACCGCTTCAACAAGGCCGTCTCTGCCGTAACAGGCACCGGAACTGTTGCACCTTCAGGATACTAAGCCTGATATAGTCTGATCGTTGAGCCAGCCTTGGATGGAGTTCCGAGGAACGAAACCCCAAGGCTGGCCTCAACATAAATTTGAATCGGGGGATTCTTTGAAATCTATTTTCCTTGAAGGTCTCAAAACTGCTCGTCAAATAATTGTTCAAGATGGCATTGAAAAATTAGATGATTTGATTGCAGAACACGAATTAGGAACCATCGAAACGACCGCTTTGAATGTTAGAGCGGAAACTCGATGAAAATGAAAGATAAAGTCTGCATTGGCATGGTCAATGACGGCAAGATCAATGGTCAACTTGCAATTGACTTGATTCACATCGCAAGACACCCATCTGGTCGATTAGATCAAATGGTTCAAGTTTCAAACATTGGGCTGACCACTCGCTCAAGAAATGTTGTTGTAAAAAGTTTTCTTGAAGATACCAATTGTCTTTGGCTACTGCTGATTGATTCAGATGAGCGCCTGACTATTGATACATTTATGAAATTGATTGAAACAGCGCACGATACGCAACGCCCAATAGTGTCGGGTTTAGTATTCGCAGCCTTTTTCAACAAAGATGATTCACTAAGACCAGTCCCAACCATCTATCGGATGACTCAAAATGCTGGATTGCAGCCGATTGATGATTACCCAATTGATCAAGTTATTGAAGTTGATGCGACTGGAACCGGTTGTTTGCTAATTCATCGCTCAGTTCTTGAAAAATTGCGTGAAAATGCAACCCCAAATCAAGGCAAAGATTGGGCTTGGTTCGTAGAGGGAGCCATTGACGGCACATATTTTGGCGAGGATTTACTATTTTCCAAGCGATTGAAGTCGCTCGGATACAAAATTTATGCACACACAGGGGCAATTTTGGCGCATCAAAAACAATTTTGGCTTGATGAACGCCATCATCTTCCAACTCGTGAAGCTGCAATCAGACATTATGAAGCATCAGGTTCAAATGTACCCCTGGCAAATGAATCTGATGCCCTAACTTCTAAGGAGTAATAAATGGCAAGAATATCCACTACCGAAGCGAATCAAGCCCTCTCGACAACTGGCTGGTCTTATGTTTCCCTTCACACTGCCGATCCTTCAACAACTGGCGCAAGTGAAGTAACTGGCGGTTCATACGCCCGCGTTGCAGTCTCTTGGAACGCTGCTTCAAGCGGATCAGTAACAAACAACGGCGCATTGTCAATCAACTTGCCAGCATCAACTACCGCTTCTTATTTCGGAGTTTGGTCGGCTTCAACTGCCGGTACTTATTACATAGGCGGCGCTCTTAGCCCATCGATCACAACTGGATCATCTGCCGGAACAGTAAGCATCGCTTCAACCGCACTTTCAGTTTCAGCTTCCTAATCTAAGGGGTAACAAATGGCAACGAATTACCCAACAACCCTTGACACTTTTACCAATCCGACATCAACGGACACCCTTGATTCGGCAACAGTTCCTCACGCAGCTCAACACGACAACATCAATGATGCGGTTCTTGCCATTGAAACCGAATTGGGAACTTTGCCAAAGGGAACTTTTGCCACAGTAAAGGCTCGGCTTATTGCCGGAGACCCTGACTCAGATCAATCACTTCTAGCTTCACAAATCTTCGGATAGGGGATAACAATGGCAACATATACAAAGACACTTCTCTCAGCCTCATCACAAGGTCAGCCAATAACTGTTGTCCAAACTGCCTCAACTGGTACAACTATCCACGCAACAGGAACTTCATCAACAACGATTGACGAGATTTGGCTATATGCTAATAACACTTCAACATCTCCTGTCTTGCTTACAGTTCAATTTGGCGGTACTGGCTCGGTTCAAAACGCCAAGCCAATTACTCTTGCGCCACAATCGGGCGATGTTCTTATTGTTGCTGGACTTCCGCTAACAGGCGATGGCACAAACGCGACAACAACTCGCGCATTTGCCGCAACTGCCTCAGTAGTTACAATTTCAGGCTACATCAATCGTATAAGCTAGGATAATACAATGGCAAAGGCGAGAGATATTAGCAAAAGATTGTGGGAGCGTGTGGATAAAACCTCACATCCCAAAGGATGCTGGATTTGGTTGGGTTCATTCAACACACACGGCTATGGTCAAATGATGACTGGTTCAAGGTTGGATGGAAGTAGATCTTTGAAGACTACTCATCGCCTAGCCTATGCTCTAGTAAAAGGTGAGATCCCAAAACATTTGGAATTAGATCATCTCTGTATGAATCGCAAATGTTGTAATCCAGATCATCTTGAAGCAGTACCTCATTTTGTAAATGTAAATAGAGCCGTTGCAGGAAGTGACTCACTTTGCGTAAATGGTCACAACAAGACTTATCACAGCAAAGACAAGCGTTTCTATTGCATTACTTGCCGTAGAGAAGCTACTCGTAAACATCGCCAGAAAGCGAGGATTTCCTAGTGGCTAATCCAAACCGCAGAGGGCAAGCAGGTTCGCCAGTTTCAACTGGTATGCAAGGCGATACAGCAACGCCATTTGCCAACACGCATTTCATCTTACCTTATGGCTTGCGCTTACAACAAACCAAAAACGCTGCCGATACAACTGTTTCCATCCCCGCAGGTATAACTTGGGTTTATGTAATTCTTGCAGGTGGCGGTGGCGGTGCAGGTGTTTTTGGTGGTGGTGCTGGCGGTGGTGGTGGCGCAGGTGGTATTGCGTGGGGATGGACTTTAGCAAACTCAACTTGCGTTGTTGGCACAGGTGGCGCAGCAAGTACAGACGGAGGATATACTCGTTATGGCCACATAATTGCAGGTGGCGGTGCGCGTGGTGGTCGTTCTAACCAAGCAACTGCTTTCAGTTCAATTTTAGGTGGCGCTGGCGGTGGTAACGCAACAATCTCTAGTGTAAGTGGTGTTGGTAGTAGTGGTTCAACTACTTATTATGGTATGCCTGGAGCACAAGCAGGTTCAATAGGTCCTTCTGGCGGTGGTGGTGGAACAACTACAGGCGTAGGCCCATTTCCTGGAGGCAATGGAATTTCAGGCGGTGGTGGTGCTGGTTTTGCAGGAAGCGCTGGAGCAGGAAATGGTTATGGTGGCTCTGGACTAGCGGGCGGTGGCGGTGGCAATCACTCAACTTCTGGTGGCGTAGGTGGCAATGGATTCAACATTGCAACAGGACTTGCAGTTTCAGGTGGTGCTCGTAATGGTAGCGCTGGTGGCGGTGGTGCAGGAATTGGCGGTGCAGGAAACGCAGCGCCTTCAACAACCGCTGGTGGTAACGGCGGTCTTGGCGGTGGCGGTGGAGGTGCTGGTAGTTCAACGGCAGGAGTCGGTGGCGATGGAATACTTTACATTTTTTACTAGGAGCAAACTATGAGCGTATCTATATACAACAATTCATCATTTACCGATTCTCCTTATGGACTAAAACTGCAACAAACTATTATTGCTTCATCATCATCTGTTGTAATCCCAACTGGTATAAATAGAGTTTACGCCGTTGTTATTGGCGGTGGCGGGGCTGGCGCTTCAAACTCTGCTAACAATGGAGC